CTAATGCTCCACTGTAAGTGGATACATTTTTGAATGGATTCTTAATCAATCTTTCTAGTGCTGCCTCACGCCGCACTAACTTCATAGAAGTTGTGAAATCTACATATCCATCTATAAAGTTCTTATATTCTTGTGCCCAGTTCTCAATCCAATGATGAATGTTTTCAAGTTTTTTAGTTTCAGGAGTGATGGCGAAGCGCGGGAAAACCACATGTGGATTGATAACTGTATTTAATTTGATAACTGTGCGAGAAAGAAATTCCATGTTGTTTGCAATAATTGCATCAGTTCCAAGATGTCGGACAACTGGAACACGAAATTCAACATTTTCAGATGAATTGAGTAGTGCGAGAAATAGAAGATATGAATCTGTTGGAGTTAATTCATGAGCACTCCATTTTCCTAGAAAACCAAGAAGTCTTTTTTGTGGAACATGAAAGATTGGGTGTGATGCTTCTCGTGATGTTAAGGAGATAGGAAAGTGTTCACACGTAAAAGATATTCCACTGTATGCACAGAGGATTTTAGCCATACATTTAGATTCCTTTCAGAAAGTTGTGCCGTTTCCAAACTGATTTAAATTCCCAATTAATAAATTTAAATATTTCTTTATAAAAAGCTACATAATGCCATTGCTTATTTTGAACTGCTTCGTACATTTGATCAAGAATCATTGACCTAACACAATAAAGTTTTCTTTCATTTTGTTCATTAAAAGCTTCTTCAATCATTAACATTGGTATTTTTGATTTAAAGTTAAGTTGATGCCATTCATATCTCCAATACATATTTATCCCTTCCAAATATCAAATGCAATTCCAATTAGAATACATAGCAATAAACCAATGTAGAAGGAAATACTCATTATTTAACTCTCTTATATAGGTGAAAATGTGTTTGAAGTTCGTCACCAATTTTACACATCCAAGGTTGGAATTTAGCTTTTCTTTTTCTTTCTACCCAATTGTTTTCTAGTATTTGATGAATTTCTTCAAAATGATTTTCAAAAAATTCACCTCTTTCTATCTCAGCACAAATTACAGCTCTATGAAGGGCTTTTAATTGTGCCATTGTATCATCAACTGGAATTGAAGGTTTTATTTGTCTTTGTGTTTGATTCATACAATTGTACTCCGATATTTATCAACAAAGCCGCGAAAATACTCAGCACATTTTTGTTCTGATGCAAACACATGAGAAATTTGTACACGTTCTGAATGAAGCATATGTGATTTTGTTTTTTCTTTTTCTGCAGAAGACATAAGATCAATGTTTTCTGCAGTTTCAATGAGTTGGAATGTAATGATTGCTATCTTCATGGAAATTCTTTTGGTGCTATAAATCTTTTAAATGCATCTTTTCCAAATCTCCATGCATTTCTTTGAATAGCAATAAAAAATGAAATAGTTGCAAGAGGTACAGACAAAACAGCAATGATTGTAATTAGAAACATTGATCCAAAGAATGTGAAAATATCACGCATCAGGAACTCCTAAATCTTTCTTAAGTTGCTTAAATTCAGACTCTAGTTCTGAATCATTTATTCCTAGTTTCTCGACTAGTGTAGGACGTGGAGTTGCAATGTAAGCAGGTTTTCCGCCAGAACTGAGATTATTTCGCGCGAGGATGATTCCTACTTGTTCATGAATTTCTTTATCTATTTTATCTTTAGAATCAACAGGAATAAGATCCATAATCCGCAGCAACGCTGCCTCAGATAAATATGGACGGTATTTTGGTATGGTTTTAGACATCATTATGGATTTCTTTAATTATCATTGTGTTAAAACGTCTCCAAGCTGCAGATGAAAATACAATAGTAACTGGTTCACTACCGTCTGGTTTTCCTGTAAGATGTGCACCACATTTTAAAGCTTTGTCTAAAAATCCTGGTTGTGGTTTTTCTTGATCATCATTGTGGATTTCTTTAATTTGAATGATATCGAATCCATTATATTTGTATCCATTCAGTAGCAGGCTTGCAGAAACCGGATAATCTTTGACATAGTTTCCTAACCAATTATTTGCATACCGAACTGCTGCTTCAAGAGTATCAAATTTTGAATTACTCCATTCTCTCCAATATCGATGTATTCCTTCTGCATATTCTGCAGGTTTGTTTCCATCAAATACTTGGTATTTCATATCAATCTCCTTGTGATTGTGCAAGAGCAATTGCTTCATCAAATTTAGCCATTACTTCTGCATGTGTGGAAGCATCATTCCATTCTCCTGCAGTTAGTTCTGTAGGAAGTAAACTTTTAAAAAGTTTACAAGCTTGTTGACTTTCTACAAACGAGTTATTTATTACAATTGCTCCAACAGAACAATAACCTATTTTTCCATTTGAAAGATATTTTTGTGAGGTTCCTTTAATCCAACATTCTGGATCAGAAATCAAATTTTTTGCGGCTATGAGAACAGTTGATGTTTTCATGATTCCTCCTGTTCCAATGAAAACTTCCATTGCTTTCCATTGAATGTGGCTTGACCAAATTCATAAATGAAAAGACATGTGAAAATTTTATGGCCATTTGTTAAGTTTTCTTCTAAGATTTTATGACTCAAGAAATTACCTACTTTGATAAAGAATGAGTTCATTTTGTGCATCTTCCATCAAATGGTTCGAAAAGATCTCTAAGATATTCTGCATTTTGAATGCAAGTATCAACTAATAGATTTATTCTTACACCATAATCTTCATCACTATTCCACTTGTTGTTATTATCAAAGAAAGTGGTGATTGGCGTACGATTTTGAGTCATCGCATTTTCTTTTTGTTTTTGTAACTCTTGAAGTTGTTGTTCTTTTGCAGCAGTCCAAATTGTACGAACGGTATCATTCATTTTGATGTTTCCTATCTTACCAAAATTTAGTGATAAAGTGAACAACTGTATAAATGATGCAACCAACTACAGTTATCCAAACACAAAATGCAATAACCATAAAAAGTTCATGCAATGTAAAACCAAGTTGAGATAATTTCATTTTGTATCTCCTGCTTCACTGAATTCTAAGGTTGATAAGATATTCATAAATTAATTGAATTACTTTTTCTTTGTTTTCCTCATAAAACAATTCAGGCCAAGTTTCATTTGGTTCTCCAAATGTATTCCAAAATGCTTGCCCATGTCTTTGATTTGGATTATTTTGATGAGCAAGATAAACTGCACGTTTAATCTCACTACGTGTGAAGAAAGTTTGTTTAAGTTTCATTTGGTTTCTTCCAATTTAATATGTAAATATTTTTTCAAGATATTCCAATCCAAATGTTCCAACTTCTTTTTGGAAATCTGGATGATTCATTGCAAAAACAACAGCATACATAATAAACAATGCATAATCTGGTTGAATACCATCATGCATGTTTATTTTGAATGCTTTTTCTTGTTCTTTGGTGAATTCAAATTGTGGAAGTTGTTGTGTGGAATTCATTTGATTTTCTCCAATTCAATGATTTCTTTTTCAAGTTGTTTTTTCTCCCATCTCCTATTAGCTCTTGTGATAACTCTCTTAAGGAATCTAATTCCTTCCATTGCCCAACATTGTTCACCATACCATCCGGTACGTTTTCCAAAGAACTTCAAAGTTTTTTCTTTGGGATAGGAGTATTTAGAATCACTCATTTGGATGAAATTTCCTTAAAAGAATTGAAAAATCTAACAGGGTGTGTTGCCTGTTAGGCTGTTTGCCCAATTGCCTAATTACCTGTTAGGCTAACACACCCCGGGCGGCGGTGTCAAGGCCTCGGTGATTCTTATATTCTTCATCCCTTATGTTTCCATGATTTTGCTATTGCATTTCCTATGTGAGAATACCAATAGCAAAATCCTGAATACGGTTCATCCTTGGTGGATTGATGTATATTATGTATCCCCTTTTAAATGAAAACAAAGACACCTATATACAATATCGATACTAGGAAATACTATTGGTACAGTGATGTGGAATGTTAACAGGATGTGGAATGCAATAGTATTTCTTAGCTAGATTAGTGTGGTACACCGCGAGGTACCCCCCGGCACCCTCTGTCAGCCTAATAGGCAATTAGGTAATTAGGCTGTTTGCCTGTTAGGCTGCACACTAATCTTAGGTATTTCTTATTTCTTGAATCTAACTGTGTGAATCTGTTCTAAATAATACGGAGATTCCTCACACGCTAACTCCCAGGATTTCACAGGATTGTATCTGTAGAATTCACGGAAAAAGAAATACAATTCAACTGTCTTTTGCATTTGCATGTCAATTCCAAATTGATTTAAAATCCAAATTGATCGGTAATTCCAGCAGCTATTGCATTGCGTGGTTTATATCCTATCTCCCAATGTTGAAATTCTTTAGGACATATCTCACGTAATCGTGCCATGAATTTAGATCCGTGATTATCTCTGGGTGTATATACATGTGCAATTTCATGTGATATATACCATATTTTCTTTCCTTCCAATGGACTGCGAATAACCCACATTGGAATTGTTATTACTGCATCATTATAATAACATCTTCCACGTTTTTGATTCACAGGATAAAAACGCCATCCTTGTGATGCACAGTTACGCACATGAATTTTCACAGATTCTGGAATATCTCCTAACCATTCTTTAGGAGTTAGTTCAGACTCTATTCCATATGGCATGAATTTCATGCATTTATCTCCACTGTGAACACATTGGAATGCACTCCAATAACGGAATGCATATCCAATAGGTATTCCTAGATATTGTCCATTGCTTCCATTTCCGCCATCAAAACATCAATCTTCCCTTGCAGCCGAGTTGCTACGGCATCATCCTCGTCCGCGTATTCCAGCATGCTCGCGAGCTGCACAATGCGTTCACGCGTGATTACGGACTTACCACACAGAGAAACGAATGCATCGCGCCACGCATTTGATTTCTTCGCGAGTTCCGTTTCATCCGTTGTCTTGTACTTTTCCGATAGCACCGGCAATGCTGTGTCTTGGAATCCTTCCCACCATTTTACAACCAGTTCCGTGGAGAACCGTGCTTCCGTGACTGCCAGGAATGCCAGAATCTGATCTTTCCCAATTTCCTCGCTCGCAACCTCCGATTTCTTGGATTCAAACAGCACCTTTAGCAGATCATCCTGCATCCCTTCCACCCTCTTTCTTGCATCCACAGGATACGCCGCACTGATCTGCGCAATTTCTGCATCAGTCAACACGGGAACCGAGACACATTGACTTTGGATTCCACTCTTTTTCTTATACGAAACCTTCGCAAGTCTCTGGTCTTGAAATGCCTTGTTTTCACCGCTCTTGAATGCCACAAACAAATGACGATTGCTGACAACTGACATTGTTAAATCTCCACTTGGTTTAAACACTGAGACATCGGCACGGAGGCCGCACTAATAATAAGCAACTCCTGTGCCAACTGAGAATCAATAGGTTAGAACAGAGTGAGCGCTTACATTGACGTGTTGTGTCAGCATTTCAACGAAAAATTGTCACTTCAAATGCACGAAATGTCATCTCACCCTATGAAAAGAAAAAACAATTGGTTACATTTGGTTACAATGGGAGTTGCGATATTGAAGTTAGCACTAACAAACATACAGACTCAGCTCGTGGCCGCGGAGTAGTATGCACTCACTAATACTGGCCACCACAGTGTATGGTAATGGTAATACAAATGATAACTATTATCACTAGCCCCGGGGGTGTAGGCTTTTTTGATGCGCCGTGGAGTTGAAATCCTTTGACAACTCATTCATTTTTCTAAAAAATTCCACATGTGCCTTTAAAAAATATTTTTTCAAAAAATTTCACAGGATACCCCATTGCCCGGATGAAATTATCTGTTAGAATGCAATCATTCTTGCAGTGAGCGGCGAAAATCGGTGTAATTATGACTCAATCAATGACGGGCGCGGAATCTAAAGCACTAACTTTGTTGGGGAATGGTCACGCAAATCATGTAGTTGCACAAGCTACAGGACTTTCAGATTCTCGAATCTCTCAACTTCTCTCAGAAGATTGGTTTAAAGGCGCCGTCAATGAACTTAAATATAAAGCACTTCTTAAACATAATGAACTTGATGAAATTTACGACACAACTGAATCTGAACTCGCGGAAAAATTGAAAAAACAAGTCGGAATGATGTTTCGGCCGATGGAAATTCTAAAAGCTATTTCCACAATAAATGCATTGAAACGGCGCGGAGTATCTTCACCGGAAAGTATTTCAACACAACAACCCGCATTGTCATTAGTCCTGCCCGTAGTTGTAGTTCAACAATTCGTCAAATCTTTGAATAATCAAGTTGTCGAAGTTGATTCACAACCACTAGTAACTATTCAACCTGGACAATTGCAGAGGTTACAGCAAAATGGAACACAACCCAGAATTGCACAAGCTCCTCCGCCGGATGGAATTGCAGAAGTTGCAGAAACACTTGGCGGAACACAGTCAGAAAATTCTTCCCTTGCCAGAGTCAAAGAAAGACTCCGCAGTCTTAGAGAAAGACAAAATGCAAGCCTTCAACATTCTGTTGAGAATCCAGCTTGATTTAGCAAAATATGCGGACAATTGAAGATCGTTTAGGATTTACTACTGAAGATATTCATCCATCTTCAGTATCTCAATCAAAAGATCTTGGAATTGAAGAAGTTGTTCTTGATTCTCAGGAAGTACAAAATGCGGCCCGTCAAAATTTAGATTTTTTCGCGGCGCTGTGTCTTCCTACAGTTATAAAATATCTTTTTCCTAAAGTTTTTAAAGGTATTTGGGCCTGGCTTCTTTCTTATGTAGATCGCGTTAGAGATTTTTCTCAACTTGTCATCGGACTCCCACGCGGATTCGGAAAGACAATGTTGATAAAAATCTTTGTTGTGTTTTGTATTCTTTTCACAAAGAAACGATTCATTCTTATTGTATGTGGAACACAAGGAAAAGCAAATAACATTATTGCGGACATTGTAGGTATTCTTAATGAATCAAATATTCAAAAAGTATTTGGTGATTGGAAACTTGGGGCATCTACAGACAGACAAGATTTGAAGAAGTTTGGTTTTCGGGGTAGAAATATCATTCTTCTCGGCGCAGGTGCAGGTTCTGATATTCGTGGTATTACACTTGACAATGAACGCCCCGATATCATGATTTTTGATGATATCCAAACTAAGGAAGCTGCTGAATCTGAAGTAATTTCTGAGGCATTGGAAACTTGGTTGTATGGTACAGCAATGAAAGCAAAGAGTCCTCACGGATGTCTTTTTATCTTCATTGCAAATATGTATCCAACAAAGTGGTCACTTCTTCGGAGGATGAAAACAAATCCAACGTGGATTAAATTTATTGCTGGTGGAATTACTGCAGATGGTAAATCACTTTGGGAAGATTTACAACCAATTCAACAACTCCTTGTAGAATTTGAACGAGATCTACTTGCTGGAAAACCAGATGTTTTCTATAGTGAAGTTCTTAATGATGAAAACATCTCAAAGAATTTTCTTATTGACCTCACTAAAATTCCAATTTTTGACATCACAGATGAATTTTGTCTTGGAAAATTTGTAGTGATTGATCCGTCTTCAGATAAGAAAAAATCTGATGCAGTAGCTGTAGGTTATTTTGAAATTTATGGAGAAAAACAAACTCCTGTATTAATGGAAGTGGTGGAAGAACGTCTTTCTCCAGGTGAAACTATTGAGGTTGCTCTTGCATTTTGTCTTGTTCATAATTGTAGACTTGTTGTAATTGAATCAAATGCATACCAATATTCTTTGCTTTATTGGTTTAATTTTATCTGTCTACAAAAAGGTATTGAAGGAATTCAATGTGCAGATATTTATTCTGGGATGCTTTCAAAACCATCCCGTATTATGTCTATGTTTAAAGAACTTATGAGTGCAGAAGTTGCTCTTGCGACAAGAGTGCAATCACAAGTTTTTTCTCAAATTGCAGAGTATAATCCACTTAAAAGAGATAATGTGGATGGTATTCTTGATCTTTTGACTTATGCAAAACGTGTTGTAACTCAATATATTGAATTCATTATGAGTTCATTGACTATTGAGATGCAAAATTACAATGCAATACCTATAAGAGAAGCACATGAAACGGCAGGATTTTAATTATGGCTGCTGAAATTCCTGGTTCTAAAGATGTTGCGCCGCCTCGAAGTACCGAATCAAACGAAATTGGCGGATTTTCTTTAGATCGTTTGCAAAACGTAATTCCTGGAATAGTTGCTGGTTCTCTTAAGGGAAATACAGTTGATTTTCTTGGTTTGCCTGTTGATGTAATCAATGAAATTCTTGGGGTTGTAAGACTTAAATCATCTAAACCTATTGGTGGATCTGATTCTCTTCGCGGGCTTTTAGGAATTAAATCTACTGCAGAAGATACATCTGCTGAAGTTGGTGGAAGTTTCTTAAGTCCAGCAGGTGCCGCAAAGGCAATGATTGTTGGAGCTGCAAGAGTTTTGAAAAAAGAAGGAGTTGCAGCAGAAGCTATTTCTAAGATTAAACAAACTGCTAAAGATGCTAATTCAATGGAAATGGCAGGAGTTAAGGCAAATGTATTTAATTCTGCTGGGGTATATGCAACTAAAGGTGATGATGTTGTCCGTGCTATAATCAGTGATGCAGGGGCAAAGATTAATCCCGGCGCAACTTCCCTAAATCTCACAAATAAAGAACTAAAAATCCGGGGAGGAGCTACAACTCTTGAAGATATTCTTCGACATGATGAACTTTTTGCATTGTATCCTGAATTAAAAGATTATAAAGTACGAAATACCACAGAAAAAGGTGTTGGGGAAGGAATGCATATTCCTAGTTCTCGTGTTATTGAATTAGGACCAATGGAATCAGCAGAACAAATGCGTTCTGTTTTATTGCATGAAACTCAACATGCCGTACAGGCTGTTGAAGGAATGAATGCTGGTGGGACTGCTCGTGAATTTTTAAAAATTCCACGTCCTGCACCACAAAAAATTGCATCTATTCAAAAGATGGCTCAATCTACTGATTCATCTTTAGCTGATCCAGCTCAACGCTTTTTAAATATTCTGAATACAGATTATCGACAGGCATATGATAAGTATCTAAATATTCCAGGAGAAACAGAAGCTAGATTTACACAACGCACTCGCTTGATGGACAAAAAAGATATCAACGCAGAGGTTTCTCGCTTAATCGCAACAGATACTCCACAATCTCTTTGGGACAAATAATGACAGCAACATCGCCCATGTATGTGTATCCAAAATCTCAACAAGCATTGATGGTGCTAGCAAGACAATGTTTTCGATCTCTTGAGGTTACTTGGAATTTGCGTTCTCGAATGAGAGATATTGATTTAGCATATCTTCGTCAAGTAGATTGGACTAAAGAAAACATTCGAGCGAAGATTCTTAACAATCTTGGTGATCCAACAAGATTGCAAAATATTATTATCCCCCTCGTCGCCCCACAAGTTGCATCTGCGGTAGCTTATCAAGCTGCTGTATTTCTATCACCAACACCAATTTTTGAATTCCTTGCTCCACCTGAAAACATGTCTGAAGCTAAAATGTTTCAGGCAATTGTAGAGGAAAACTCAATTCATGGTGGTTGGATTCGTCAATTGCTTCTCTTCTTTTATGATATTCACAAGTATCACGGCGCTGTTGAAGTTACTTGGGATAAAGTAACTACGTACTCAGTAGAAACTGATGTTGCATATTCATCTACTGAAGGGCGCCCAAAAGAAGTTGTATGGCAAGGAAATTGTATTAATCGTTGGGATCCTTATAATACATTTTTTGATTCCCGTGTAGCTCTTGCAGATATTCCAGATTATGGTGAATTTGCAGGTCGCTCTGAATTGATGGGGAGAATCCGTCTTAAATCCTTTATGGATACTCTTCCCAGTGTTATCAATGCAAAGGAAGCATTTGAATCTTCTGGATCATCTTTCATATCTGATGACGCCGGCCCGTATTATATTCCACAACTAAATGCTGCTGCATTCGTAGATCCAGAAAATCAAAATACATGGAATCAAGTTACAGATTGGGAAGCATTCTTTGCTGAAACGGGCAAAAA